ACTTTCGAAGCTGATTCGGCGCGTTCCTCGTCACGGGTCTGAGCGGATTTGTTACCCTTCGCGTTGTTACCCTGTCTGTTACCTGACTTGTTACCCTGTTTGTTACCCTGGCTGTTACCTGGTGCTTTTTTTTCGGGTCGGGTAACAGTTTTACGGGAGCGTTCGATCAGGGCGTTTGAGGCATCAACATTTATCTCTTCACCGTCCAGAACCAGCCAGCCACGGGCCTTCCACGTGGTCACCGTCTTACGGCTGACTCCGTGTAGCTTTGCAAAATCGGACTGATTCATGTGTTACCCTGGCTGTTACCTGTTACTCAAATTTCAAAAGTTCGTAGCTAGCCGGAGAACGCGGCGCGCAATGCCCGTGAAATAAAAAGGTCCCAGGAGGGACCCATTTTTGTATGGCTTCTGTTCCGCCATAATAAATAAGGGCCAGATTAAGCATCTGGCAGGGCTATTCCCCATCTGATATCGTTAATTCGCCAAAACTAATTAATCAGACCGGAGTAATTCTATGAGTGATAAACGCCATTTAGTGGGTGACCATATGCCGCCTGGGCTGAGGCCAAAACCCGCGCAACCACAAAAACCAGCACAGGCTCCGACGCCAGCTAAACCCAAATAGGTGATATATGTCCCGGGACGATGTAATTTTCGATCTTCATCATTCTTACTATCTTGAAAACATGTTTTCAACATTGATGGGTAGGATTGACAGATTAATGTCTCTTTTACTAATCGTCTTGGGCGGAACAGCCTTAGCACCGTTTAGCAGTGAGCTGCTCTTTGGAATTTCAGTTGCAGTCTTATCAGCTGCACAATTTATCTATCAACCGGGTAAGCAGGAAGGGATCGCCAGCGAGCATGCAAAAAAATACCTTCAGCTCATTTCTCTTGAAGCCGGTTTAGATGACGAGACGCTACTGAAACGTTTTATTGAACTTCAATCCCTTGATAACAAAGTTTGGAGTTGCCTGAAAAATGCAGCTCAACGAAGGGCTACCATGTTCCTTGGACTGGAGGATGTTCAGCCTGATTTATCCCGATGGGAAAAATTCTGGTCATGGTGTGCAGGGAATTGCCCTAAGAAATTAACTAATGAACCTTTACATTCTTAATTGTAGTTACCATGACGAACCTAAGCCTGGTAGTCATAAACCAGTTAACCCGAGGCCTATCCCTAAACCCCGGTAAAATCCAAGCCACATTTAAATGTGGCTTCTAAACACAAGTCTATTCTGCTATTTGGCCGTTTTCAATGCTTGGCTGATCGCAGTACTCAGAGCCGCCGGCATCAGCGCTCGGGCCATTTTCTCAGCCCGGTCTATATACCCCAGCACTGGTTTAACAGGCAGTGCATTACCGAACTGAATCAGTAGCTTTGGTGCTGGTGATTTATCACGGGGCCGGCGTGTGCCTTTAGCCGAACGCTTCAGACGCTTTTTAACCTTTTTGCCTTTCTTAGACTTAACGCGCTGGAAAACGCCGTTACGGCTGCCCACCGCACCAATAAAGACATTATCTTTTGTCTTTAACTGGTTCAGTTTATTGCGTGGCAGGTTGCCGTATTTGTTCAGCTTTATGTTTTTCGGGTTAAGCAGCGCACTGCTGTTGAGCTTGTGCTGACCACCGAATTCAAAGGGTGCGAGGTAACTGGCGGCAATGTCCCGGACAAAAACTTTAGCCTGAAGATTGCTTTTATGCGCTCCAGTGGATCCCACTGCGTTAACTGTAAACGGTGTGGGTGACTCCAAGCGCCGGGTTAATGCTGTTTTTTCTGCTGCTGCGATGTTACGGGCAACGCTTGTCAGCGACTGTGATAACGCATAGGGCAACTGTTTTTTTAGAGACTGAAGTTGAGATGCGAGGTGCTTTAATCCTGCCATAATTTTTTCGTCATGCTCCTTAAGGTATAACGTTTGAGTCCGATAATGAAGAGGACAAAAGGAGATTCATGAATGACATTGATTTTCATTTTTTTGGTAGTACTACTTATGCGCTGGTATAAATCCGTTAAGTCAAGGACCTATTCCTTCCCACTATATTCAGCTGTACGCCATCTCGATGGAAAAACCACACTACACATGCGTTTTAAATACTGCCCAGTCGGTAATGGGGCTCTAAAAAAGATCTACATCGAACTTAAAAAAACGCTTATTGAAATGAAGACAATGGGTTACACAAAGGTGAGTTTTACATCTCATCTTTTTCAAGATCATGGAACAGAGGACTTATTTAAATTTCTACGTGCAAATACTATGCAATATACACAAATGGACTTCGTAAAAACACCTAAGACTCATGTGTTGTCGAATAAAATTGTTATGTTTTTATATACTGGAAAAGTAATAAAAGTCCATCATACATCCTTGACAATTACCATTTTATTATAAAAATCATTAAAAAAACCGCCCGGAGGCGGCTTGTTTACTTTTCTGGCTTAAGCATAATTGCTCCAGCGACACTACCATAAAGGTCAATTGCTCCCTCATGTTCTAATATCGCAGCCACAGCAGGGCTGTGGTTTTTATGAAGCCCCGTAGTACCTTTAAGACTGTTATATATTACGTCTCTAAGTGAAGATAGCGATATACTTTTTCCGGGGATGCTAGCGACATCTTTTAAGAGATCCTGCCATTTTTGGTGGGTTATATTTATTCTTTTCAGTACTTTCCCCCCTTCCTTGTAAGTTGGCCATAAGTCTATTCCACCGTCAAAGCGTCTGTACTGGAAGATACCCACATGATCAGTTCTACCGTGGGCTCCTAATGTCTGCAATACCTTCATGTTACCTCCTCATTGGTTACAGAGGTAACTATCGGTACAAATTAGAAATTCTTTACAATTAAGAGTTATACTTTAGTCGTCATGTGATGAAAGCCGCTGTGAAAGTGGCTCTCATACTTCTATGCTGCTTTACCTTCCATCAGTGAAACCAAGTCAGGATCCATCTGCTCAATAATGCGTTCTCTGGCATTATTCAGTAATGCCTTACGTCCACCACGCCCCCACCTGTTCATAATGCGAGCGCAACCGCTTACCTGCTCTGTCTCCGTTGCGATTAGCAGGTCTAGGCGATTGATTAGATTCATGTGGCTGATGCCTCTAAGCACAGCTTCTCTGAATGTTTCGTAAACGCGAATTTCGAACTCAGGGCTTAGCCATGCAGCGTATCGGATGGCCACCAGCTCCAAGCCCCATACGCCGTGATTTAGACCGCCATTAATTATTTCGACCGCCGTGCATTTTTGCACTCCGCTCAGTGTTTGAACAAAACTCCTAATCTGCTTGCTGCGCATGAACTGGCTAGGCCGCTGATTATCAGTTGCCTCCCCCTTCAAAACTGCGGCTGCGTGCAAGTCGTTCAGGTTATAGCGACCTTCATTGTCTACGCGAACGGATACACCGTTTACGATTACCGTTGGGTAAGTCATTGCGTTTACCTTACTTGTGAGATGAACCTTTGCCGAAATGAAACGCCAGCCCACCGAAGGCTCGCCAGCACCAAACTGACGTCTCCAAAGGCTCATTTCACAGGTTAGGGTTCGGTGTTTTTAAGTTCGTATGCTTCATGCGATAGCCCATCAGGAACTGACCGGATATCGTTTAGGCATGCTCTGCCATTTCGGTTGGCAGTTCATCTTGGGGGGTGTCACTTTTTCAGGCTGCTTTTTACTTCAGTCATTATTTGCTGCTATAGCCTGCATAACTCATTGCGGTGTCTGCTTTCATGGCGTGACCACAACCATATTCCGATCCACATCATAATGAATGCACCAATGCACACTCCAAACTGGATGTTGTAAATCTGATATGGATCCATTTAGCTTCCTGCTGGCAGTTGGAATATTGAGGGAGAAAATGAAGCTAACGGTCATTCTGTCAAAGGCACTCAATGAATGCCTTTTGCAGAATCTTATAAATACTTTTTAGCCAGTGCGATCAGCTCATCTTTGGCAGCGTCGCCCAGCTTTTCAACGCCATCAACAACGAAGTTCATTGCGGCTTCGAAATCCTGAACACCAGATTTTACTTTTGCTGCTGGGGTGATCACTTCAGCAGTGGCGGATGCTACTGAAATTGGCTGTACAACAGTTGCGTCATTCAATGGCTCAGACATTTGGTTGTTCTCTTCTTTAGGATGGATAAACAGGCTTATTAGCCATGTGATGAATTTGATCATTTCTGCCGTTCCAGTTCGATTTTACGGATGGCGGCCTTATCGCGATTACAGTTGGCAAGAGAATTAAGGAGTCTCTCGTTCAATTCCAGACTGTCGACCCATTTGAATGGGTCAGGGATAAGTGGTATTTCGCAATCAGCCATCAGGCTTACCGGGATCTGTACTGGCGGGACCTGAACGTACTTTGTTTCTGTTTGCGCGCAACTGGTCAGTTGCATTAACAGGAACAGGCTGAGCGGCACACGGATCACCTTTAATCGCCTGGCGGATGATAACCACCCTTTCCTCGCTGTCTGATTTACTGGATTGATTGTCATCATGGGTTGCCTGGGCGATATCATTGAAGAGTGCTGTGGCTTTAAGAACGTTGGTAGTGATTGCCTCGGCTGATTTCTTTTCCTGCTTCAGTTGCTCATTTTGCTGTGTGAGTAGCGCTTTAGAAGATGACTGCAGCCTGACTGTAAAGCCGAGGGCTATAACCAGCAGAATCAGTACAGCTATCGCTACAGCATCCCACTTGATTCTGCTGAGTATCATTTCTCACTCCAGTTGCAGATTTCGCGCTCCACTTCACGGCGATTTGCCAGCCCCTGAATCCTTATGCGGTCCACGTAAACCCAGCTTCGAAGTCCATCACAGGCTTGCTGATATCGACCGGCATTAAGGTTACGCAGTACTGATGAGTGCTCGAATGCATTAACACCGACGTTATAGCTAAAACTGATAAGTGTGGCTTTCTGATATGCATTCGATGGGACCTTTACCGAGCGTTCCACAGCCCGGGCATAGGGCTGGAGATGCTTTTGCAAAAGAACGTCGCACTCTTTCTGTGTATAGGTTTTACCCTGAATTACATCCGGGCCTGTTATGCCGTTGCATACAGTCCACACGCCACCTACGTCACGGTATGGGGTGTAAGAATTGCCTTCTAGACTCGGGATCAAAACCGCAGCGATGGCTAATGCCCCGCCACTCGCCGCAGTGACAAGGCTTTTACGTAAAGCGGGTGAAATCGCCATGCTCAGTCATCCTGTGGTGGTGGAGTGACATAGCCCCTGTCGAGCGCTTTCTCATAAGCTTTTGTCTGGCGCCGCTTAAAATAGATATTCGTTATGAACGTGAGCATTGCGATGACGAAACCGCCGATTAAGGCTATCTGGTTCCAGTCAATTCCGTGAAGCCAGCCGAACCAGTTTGAGAGACCGCCATACATAAGGCTGCCCGACACACTGTAGTTAGCGGCAGTAGATATTTTGTCAGGCATATTTTTGGCCATGTGATTACCTCCGTGGATTAACGGAAGCAGCGTGTAGTGAAGGAGAACAGCGCTCAGCCAGAATCGATATAAGGTATCTAACGCTGATTGGCTGGCGCTGAAAATGACAAAAGCCGCATTAAAGCGACTTTTAATAATTAGAAATTGAGTTAGGCATCTACAAAGTTTTGAAAACTGTCAGCGATATCATTTTGCTCATTTATGGATACTTGCTTCAACCATTCCTCATGACTTGAGCTATGACTTTTGGCATAACGCCAAAATATCTGTCTTGCCTTCACACTGATCTTTTATCAGGATTCTCATTCCAAAAGTTAAGCGTATATTACCAATGGGGTTTTCCCATACGGCAAGGTTTAACAGGATATAAAATGAAAAAAACAATCGTAGCACTTATCACTCTGGCGTTATTGGCACCATCTATCAGCTTTGCGCGTGGCGGTCACTATGCAGGCGGGCATGGTTCTTCTCATAAAGGTGGAAGTTATAAGAACCCGCGCACAGGAAATCACTACGAGAAACGTCATTAATCAATAGCTAGCTGACTCTTTCAGAAACCCATTTTCTTGGGTTTCTTTTTCCTGGCCACTTCCTGCCAGACTGGACGATATCTCATGAGATTTTTTACTGTTTTTGCTCTTTCAGCATTGCTAGTTATTCACCCTGCAATAGCCAAGAAACACACCCCTGCCAGTCAAGAAGACAATGAGCTTATTGAACAGGGTGACTATACGAACTCTGATGGGAAGCAAATCCATAGACCAGCCCATACTAAATCTGGAAATGCACCTGAGGGGGCGACAGCAAAGTGCAGGGATGGCTCATTTAGCTTCAGTACACATCACCGTGGAACCTGTTCCAGACATGATGGTGTGAGTGAGTGGCTTAGTTAAACAAATGCACATCGAGGGAAGGCCCTTGGAGGCATATTATTAGAGATATCATGGGTCATATGAAAGAACTCCCCCACCCAGCGCTTGTCTCCAGCACTCGCAGTGGTTTAGCTTTTGAAGGAGTAAATTCAAAATGGTTACCAGATAGCGTCTGGCAGCGCATTTCCGTATCAGATATCGCTAAATCGCCAAAAATAACCAGTCAGAAAAGGAGTGTATAATGACAACTTTTATCGTTCGCGTTGAACTACATGGTGCTGATGCTGAAGATTATGAAAACCTCCATGAACATATGGAGCGCAAAGGATATCAACGTCACATTACTGCTGATTCAGGAAATGAATACCAGTTACCGGATGCAGAATACATACGAGTATCTTCAACAGCCATGAATGTAACTCGCATTGCTAACGAAGTTTACGAAATAGCATCTTCAGTAAATGATGCTCCTGGCGTTCTCGTCACTGAAGCCGCCAGCATTGAAGTTATGGGATTACGGCCACCACTAAAATAGCGCCATCACTCATGTTAATCTTTCCATGTGCGTGATTCTGCATCCCGCCATCACGTTCAGCCATGTCAATAAAGGAATCCGCAATGCACTTCGCAGCTCAAACACAATCATTTCTGTAGCGCTCATTATCACCATCCGTGCCTTGTGGCAGTCGGATAGACTTAATTGCTTCTGAAAGTGTTGAGGCTGCTATTTACTGAAGGTGTACTGGCATATCTTCAAATTTCATCTATCAACCTCATAAAAAAGGCCCACCGAAGTGAGCCTTAGAGTGCCGAAAATTGTGGTTATGAATCCGTGATGCCGGTTGTCTCCCAGTAAGTCTGTAAACCGGAAACAGACCTGCCATTGTAAGGCTTGAATCACCGAATTTTAACTGCCCCCCACCGCTCAGGAAAGATTCACAGCATTAAGTCAAATTTAACAGCACCACACTAAACCAAAAAAACCGTGAAATCACTCTGACGCTAACTCGATTAAATGACCGGCACGTCTGCCCAGAGCGAATTGTTGTAGGAATGTTTGGCCACGCCCGGCACGTGGTATCCTCATGTATCCACAGAAGGTGAGGGAATTTAATGTCAGCTACAGATAAATCTTGCGGTCCATGCTCAGTTTGTTGCGTGGTGCTCAGAATTGATTATGACGGACTCAGAAAAATGCCTGATGTACCCTGCCAGCACATCCGCAACGGTGGTGGCTGTAACATTTACCTGAGACGCCCCGAAGGTTGCAGGAAATGGAGTTGCGGCTGGCTTAAACTAACCATGCTGAGGCAGGAGTGGCGTCCGGATTTGTGCGGCTTCATTATCAGGATGGATGGTAACCGTTTAATTTTCCAAGCTAATTCAAATATAGGGCACTCGCGCTTCTGGTCATCAGATTTTCTTGGTGAGGCATTTAATTTATTATCCTCTGGTTACGACCTGGGATTATCTGTGCCAACAAAGAAAGGCTTTACAAATTACCTCACCCACCTGACACCTCTGCTCTCTAAAGTGGCTCAGCAAAGTAATTATTCTGAAGCAGAGAAAATCATGAGGTCTATAATTTTTCACGCAAAAAATTCTCGGACCGATAGAGAGGAACCCATGCAGTAGCTTCGTTATCTCGTTCAGTGTGTGAGGTAATTTTTAAACTGGAATGTCGGGAAAGGCGTTGCGCCTGCCGGCGTTTTATCTGTCATTTATCGTCTTTCAGCTAATGTTTTTCCAGTTAAATCCTTTCCGCTCTGAGTTATTGTTCATGGGCGCCCCCAGAAAAGCAAAAACCTCGCCGGGGCGAGGTTTCGATCTTATGCATAAGTGCTTAGTGACAACTCATAGCAGATTACATTAAATTTTGCGTACGCGTTAATTTTTTTGATGTATTCTTCATCTAAAAAGAATTTTTGTAAAAAGGACTGCTTATGCTTCTGGGTGATTACGAAAGATATGTTGTTGAATGTGAATTGGAATTGGCCAGAACCCCTAAGGATGCGCCCAGTATGCCAGCTTCTGATGCGCTGAAAGCTGTACAAAACATGTTCAGCTCTGGCAGAGCCTCCTATAGTATTAGCAATGGCAAGGCTACCGTAAAAATCGTGGACATGGTTAGAAATGAAGCTGATGGTTATACGACCATACTTTTTCAGTACGCTAACTCAGAAGCTTCAGATCCACATTTTGCTAATAAGAAAACTGGGGTCTCGCGTAAGGCCACGAGAAATGCTGATGAAGCACCCGCTGTAACGAGTCATATTTGTATAAAGCATGCACCCAGAGATAAGGCACTGTTTCCAGACCTTTATAAAGCTATTGTTGAGGAGGTACCTGGACTTACGAAATCACTTATCGCCAGCACGCTAACGTGGATGATATCTGAGTCAACAAATTATAGTTTTGAACGCGTGGAAGGCAAAAAGCCAAGAGAAATTAAGTGCCGGCCACTTGTCTCATTAAGCCCATATGCATCTAAAACATTAAAGGAATCCCTGCAAACTGGCGTTCTGACAGGTATGAGCGCAGTCAGATATAAAAACAATGAAAAGCTCGATGAAGACGGTGAAATAAACATCATCCAAGAAACCATGGTTTTATCTTTCAAAAACACTACTGGACAAAAAGCAATAGATTTAGTTAAAAAAGCATCTGATTTAGTTCGAGGGATGGAATATTCTGATTTGAAAATCACTCGTAAAGATAAAAATAAACGACTTGTGAGTGAAGAAATAAATATTTCATATGAAAAATCAATAGAAGATATAGCTGATACTATTTTTGCAGAAAAAGAAAAAGTCATCCTTAATAATATCATTGAAACTTGCCAGAAAAAAATTCATCAGCAACTCGCTGGTAAAATGGCTGTCGCGCTGTTAAAATGATCAATTAAATACATAAGGAGGGGTTATGAGTGCTGTATCAAAAATTTTAACTCCCATTAACTATGTTCGTATAAAACACGCGGAGAAGCGTGTATTCGATCTGTGGACTCCAATCTTACTATCTATTGGAACAGGTATAACTCTGTTTTGCTTAGAAAAGCCAGTCAATCTTATAAATAAAGATGGTTTAATTTCAGTAATAAATGGTATTCTGCAGATATTATCTGGTTTTTACATCGCCTCTATGGCCGCTGTAGCTACATTCCAAAAAGACGGTATGGACAGTATAATGGCTGGTTCGCCACCGACTCTTAAGGGTGTAGAGTTGACGCGAAGAAAATTCTTAACCTACTTATTTGGATATTTAGCATTCGCAAGCATACTATTATATTTCATTGGGGGCGGTGCGCAACTACTCGCACCCACTATTCATAACATCGATTGGCTAAACATAAAGATAATAAAATATATTTCTGTAACTTTTTATATATTTTTTATCATGAATATTTTCTGCACTACCATATTGGGAATGCATTTTATGATTGATAGAATGCATGATGATGTTAAAACTTTAAAAATAGAACATAACGAATTCAAATAATAGAGAAAGATCGCTGTCTTTCTCTATTTGATTTCATTAGAAAATAGCGCTGAGCACCCCTTCTATAAACCCCATTGCAGTTTGTAGCTCTTTCCTGATAGTTCCATCTGAAACTTTCTTTTTTTTTGCAATTGCTCGCAACGATAGGCCAACAATAAAGTGAGCGATGATAAGCTCATACTCTTCAGGTTTTGATTTCTTCAAACGAGCCACACATCCATCTATGATCATTCCCTCATCATCATTGCACTGAGTTCTTGATCTTTTACCGTGGGGGATAAGTCCTTTAAAACCCGCTGCAATAGGATGCCAATCGACCCCATTACTATCAGCAGATGCCCATGCGCCCCACTCATCTAATACTTCATAGATATCACGCATTATGCTGCCCCTTTTTTAGAATATCGTTTATTGCTGAACTGTGGCTCTGTCTGTTCCGTGCTGCGGCGCTTTGCCTCTGCCTGTTCAATGTCGTGGAAATGACCGTTGTAGAACCGGCGATAAATCGTTGATAACGGGCCATTCCTGTTCTTCGTGATATTAATTTCAGCTAAGCCAGCAGCCGGTGATTCAGGGTTATAAACCTCGTCGCGGTAGAGCATCATGATGATGTCTGCGTCTGCTTCGATTTCTCCTGAGTCTTTCAGGTCGGCGTTTACCGGGCGCTTATTGGCGCGGCTTTCAACACTGCGCGATAACTGGCTGAGTGCGACTACCGGCGTGCGGTTAGTTTTCGCCAGTGACTTAAGCCCTTTTGACACCTGCCCCACTTCCAGATCGTGACGGCCATTGCCCTGTAACTTAATCAGTCGGAGGTAATCGACGGCTACAAGCGCCGTTTCCGGGTATTCCTGCTTATGGCGAATGGCAATATTTTTTATCTGGTCAACCGTTAAATCATTCGCGTCCACGATCCATATTTTCCGGCCAGTCATCTGACCGACGCCATTAGATATTCTCGCCCAGTCTTCTTCTTCCAGCTTTTCCGGCGATTTAAGTTTTGATGCAGACAGACCACCAGCGGCGGCAACGTGTCTTTCTGCGATCTGGATGTCACTCATTTCCATACTGAAAAACAAAACGCCCGCGCCGCTGGCTGTTACCTTGTCGGTAATGTCTAAAATCATTTCCGTTTTACCCATCGAAGGACGGGCCGCCAGCAGAATCAAATCCGTCTGGTCAAGTCCACCGGTTGCATTGTCAAGTTCTTCGATGCCGGTCATCAGTGTGCGCGTCTGGAATTCGTGGTTGAGCCCGTTTTCAATACGGTTGATGATGCCAGGAAGAAGGTCATCAATAGCCACCGGCCTGATTACCTCTGATTCCGTCTGGATAGCGCTTACAGCGGATTTAACCTCATCGAGAATGGCAATCCCTGCCTCACTGTTGTGTGCTGCCTCAAGGCGACTGAGAGCGTTGCACAGCACAGCCTGCGCGTCACGGAGGTTGGCATTGCGCATAAGCTGCCGACTGTATGATTTCAGCGACGACTTAGCCCATGCTGAGCGGCCAGTACCCGTTATCACCTCCTGGTATTGTGGCAACTGTTCACCAATCAGGATCGGGTCAATCACGCCTGTCTTTCTGGCATGTAAGACTATCGCCCTGAATATTTCCCTGAACTGCGTAAAGTTGAATACGGATTCTGGAAGAGAGGTGATCACCTCCATCACCTCTGCGTCAGCACCGCGCAAAAACATTGCGCCAATTACTGCTGCTTCCATGTCCTGATCACGCCACATCACTTTGCTCATGCTGATTGGGCTCCTTTCTTACTGCGGTAGCTGCCCCAGTCAAAAATCAGTGTCGTTCCCTGCCCCTCCACCATGCGGTCAGTCAGGCGATCACCAATCGCCATTGAGATTTGTTCCGGCGTCAGGTTGCTAATCATCACCGTTGGCAGCATGCGCTCATAACGAGTATTGAGGATTTCGAACAGAGTGATCTTTTCCGAATCGGAGCTGTACTGAACCCCAATCTCATCGATAATCAGCAAGTCTTTGTCCGTGTACATCGCGATTACTTCCTCTTCGCTGTACTCGGCGTTTTTACCCCAGCTACGGCGGACGGCACGGATAATTTTCAGAACAGATGTCAGCAGCACAGATGCCTGGTGTTCGGCGATAACAGCCTTTGCCAGACCAACCGCCAGATGGTTTTTACCGGTTCCCGGCTTACCGCTAAGGATCAGGCTTGTCCCGGCTTTGTACATATCAGGCCAGCGCTTAGCATACGCTTTCAGCATGCCGAGGTTGCGCTTTGCTCTGTCATTCACGGCGACATAGTTTTCCAGCGTGCAGCCGTCGAAGCGCTCAGCGATGTTTGCATTGTCTATGAGGAGAGCAACCTGCAGCGCTTTACGGCTGGCGCGTGTCTCATCCAGACTGGCAGCAATGCATGACGGACACCGCGAACGCTTCTCTGCGATGCGGCCGCCAAATGAATTCATCCAGATACGGTGTTGCGTGAACTCGCCATGCACATCACAGAAGGCCGTCAGGGTTTCACTCTGATCGAAGCAGCGATCATTGTAGGATTTCTCACCCTGGGTAAAGGCCAACTCTGCGTTGAGGTCATCAATTTTAAGCTTGAGGTTATAAATCTGATTCTGTCCTGGATTCATTCCTGCTCTCCTTCGTACCAATCCGGGGTTTGGGTCTGGCCATAGTCGCGCTGGTCAAAGCCGTGGTGGTTGCTCATCGCTGTGTTGCGGGTTGGTTGCTGCACTGGCGCTGTCCAGCTATCAGAGAAATGGCGATCCGGGCCAAAGAACGTAGCCGCCTGCCTGACGTACTCTGTGCCCGTCCTGCCAGTTGCAGCGATGAATGCCGCATAGCGCTGAACGCCGGAATGCATATCAGCAGCGGTGACGCCCTCACGGATACGTGCTGACCAGGCTTTCCAGGCGGTTTGTTTGTTGTTACCACCGGCGCGTTTTGGATAGGCTTTCCAGGCAGATTCGAAATCATCTGAAAACTGAGTCTTTGAAGCCTTCTTCGGCTCACTGGCGTTAGCCTGTGTGCCATTTAATTTAGGTTCATTGACTGATTCATTGACTGGTTCAGAAGAGTGACTGATTCTGGGTGCAGCTCCTGCACTACCCCCTGGTGAATCTCCTGCACCATATGGTGAATCTCCTGCACTAGGTAGTGAATCTCCTGCACCATCCAGCGTAAGTAAATAAACATTGCTTGAATTTCCTTTTGGCCCGGCTCTCAATTCTTTTTTAACCAAGCCCATCGCGCATAAATTTTCAATGTGAGTCATTACTGAGCGCTTGCTGATCTCGCACTGATCAGCGATGTGCTGATATGAAGGCCAGCACTCGCCTTTATCACTGGCGTTATCAGCTAACTTAATGAGCACCAGTTTTCGGAGAGGATTACCCACTTTTGTTTTCATGGCTTTGACCATCAATTCCATGCTCATTCTGAAACCTCGTATAACTCTGTTAAAACTTTCACAACAGGCGCGTACATTCATAGTGCATGCCCACATCTTTCTGACCGGACAAAACTAGTTATAAGGACCAGAAAAACGATGGATGATGGTGAATAATTCCTATATTTGAGCGGGTGTTAGGCTAAATGCTTCGAGCCTGTAATAACTCGCGTGGGCTTCTGCTTAGCAGGAAATGGTTTGGTTTCAAATGCAGCAATGTGCCCATCTTGAATTTGTACAAAGATGCTTCTGCCCGATCTAAGTGCTTTACTGATAGCAATTTGTGTAACACCTAATCGCTGGCCTGCTCTGGCTTGGCCTATTTCGGAAACGTAATCTTTGAGCGTTAGAGTCATCATCAATTGCGCGCCTTTAATAGTATCAAAAGTACTAAAATCAATAGTACTATCAATAGGAGACATTTTCAAACCAAAGGTATTAAAATAAACTATGAAAACGACTAAACGATTGACGACAGAACAGCTTGAAGACGCAAAACGCCTTAAGGCTTTGTATGAGTCAAAGAAAAAAACGCTAGGAATAACTCAACAATACATAGCTGATGAAATGCACATCACTCAGAGTGCTGTTGGACATTATCTGAATGGAAGAAATGCCCTTAACATCAGTTCAGCTTTAATTTTTGCAAGAATTTTAGGTGTGGAGGTAGATGAAATAAGCCCTACAATAGGGAAAGAACTCAAGGAAATGCACGTTTACGCTAAGAAGATTGACGTTCTTATGCCTAATAAAAAAGTCTCAACGTACCCTATGATAAGCTGGTTAAATGCCGGACGTTGGGAAGATGAGCCAGAGCCGTGGAAACTAAAAGATGCGGACGAGTGGCTTGAGTCAGATGCCAGTATCGAGGGCATCGGGTTTTGGCTTCGTGTGCAGGGTGATTCAATGACTGCGCAGAGTGGGATAAGCATATCCGAAGGCATGGCGATTCTAGTTGATACCGGGAAGGTGCCAAAGAACGGCAGTTTAGTCATAGCCAAGCTCAAAGATACTAATGAAGCAACTTTTAAAAAGTATGTTGTTGATAGTGGTAGGAAATTTTTAAAACCTCTTAACCCTAGCTATCCGCTGTTGCCGATTAATGGAAACTGTAAAATTATCGGAGTGGTTGTTGAGGCCAAGTATCGTTTCGAATGATCCCCCTCTTTTTAAGCCGGTTATCCGGCTTTACTCAAAAAAATCCCATTAAAAACAACAAATAGTACCACTAGTTATTAATTTAATTACAATTTAGTATTGATAATACTAAAACCTGAGGTACTATTATCTCATCGGCAAGTAACGGAGCCATTGAGATGAGTAAACCATATATTGATGTTATCGAATGTGAGTCTGTAGCTGTCAGGTGTCATGACGGAGAAATATTTGAATTTCCTGTGGTGGATAATAAAAATTTATTTCCTCACTTCTTCCGTACTGATGCTGATTTTTCATATCAGGTTCAAACAAATTTAATTCATGGCGTGACTGCGATTTACAAGAAACATAAAAATATTTCTTATCTTGTTGGCACCTTAGTAAAAGGCGGAAGCGTTAACGATCAGATTATGCAAATAATTGAAGAGGATGATCGCCTTTCATATCTACTCAAATAATTAATTCAAGCAAACAGATCAGCAAAAAAGCTGGATTTTCGCTCGCGTATTTTATGGTAAAAAAATGAAAAGAATTAGAAACAACCCGCAATATATTCGTGCAGTCTTACTACACAAATCAGGCCATGACGTTCTGGCAAATTTATTCCTACGCTCTGCCTATGGGGTTAAGTGATGGCAAGTAAACTCGAAATTTCAGTTGCTAACGACAGAGCCCACCAGCTTTGTGCTTTGCTGGCAGTTATTAATAAATACGGTTCTGAATTTGATGAAACCATTTTTGCCTCATTAATTTCATTGGCTTTTAAATTATCGGGAGATGTTTCTCAGACCCTAATTGACCTTGACGAAAAGGCGGGAAATTAGAATGACCAGTATCCTTGAGTGTAACCGTAACCGTTTAATTGCCGCAAAGGTGTCTGAGGTGTCGGCGCGTGGAAATATGGAGCCTGTGCGGTTGCCTGATGGCTCCGTTACCACTCTCGAACTGGACGCCGACATCCTCAAAAAGGCGCTTATCAAAACGTTCGAAACGCCAGCGTTTGCCAGTGCGTCACTTGATGAGGCAGAGATAGCGATCACCTCTCACTACGGGCGCTGCCTGACTCGCAGTTATGAAAAGTTAACCAACATCGGGAGCCAGTTTATATCTGGTTTGCTGGAGAACCTTGTAGAGCAGCCTTTTCATCAGCGTGTAGATAAATGAGCCTGACCACCTTTAGAGCACCTGAATGGGTAATCGTTCAGGCAACGAAGAAATTAACGCAATACAGGAAGCACCGGATATTCGCCTGTCGCATTCGCAGTACCGGCTTCCTGAGTCTGGCAGTTAATCCGCGTTGGCGTTTGCTGTCGCGGAATAGCGGCAAAGACTGGCAGTTAATGACGCATGAAACCTATAGCGCCGCGAAGGATAGGAAATGAATGACATCGAAAAAGCTAACGTAGCAAGATTGGTTGAGCGTCTGGAGAGTTTAGTTAAGCGCTCAAACGGTACGTTTAATCCTCCTGCGTGGATGCTGGATAAGAACCGCTATGGGAAGGGTTCTCTTTCTAAAGAAGAAATGCAGGAATGGTCTGAATGCGTATGCGGAGCTATGAGGACGAATGTTGCCCTTCGCTATTTAATTGAATGCGCTGAAAGGTGGGGCAAGGTTGAAGATATGCACATATTCAAAAGTGGCATTTATAAATTTGTAATTAATCAGGACATGCTTGAGAGCGAGTTAAAGGTTCACGTTGAGAAAACTTTGCTGGAAGAAAGCGAAGATAAATATATTTCTGTTTACCAGTTTTACGCTCGCAACGAAGCAGAGAAAGAAGCTAAGGGTTATTGCTGGTTTAGTGATTTTTTCGACGACATGTTTATTGAAATTATTAGAAAGCTAAAAGACAGCCATTTGGCAAATGAGGATAACCCTGTAATTCACTGAGGGCTGATTATGGCAAACCAGAATAACGTCAATGTGTTTTCGGCGGAGTCGCGGCACAAGGTGCCTGTGACTAGACATCAACGGACGAAAAGCCGCGTCTACTCCCCTGAGGAATTTATCGCCCTGCCGATGGTGCAGGAAATCATCAAAGACGGGCCAGCACAATATTGCGTTGACGAGGAAACCGGAGATACCTGGATATCCCCTAAACTCGCTGAGCTTTACTGCTCGGTGTGCAACGGGAAGAAACTCAAAAAGGCAATACGCCAGCATGCTGCCGCTTTTCAGGAGAGCAAAAATGACTAATGAACTTACAATCCTGGCTGCTCGCGATCTGCAGGTCGTCGAGTATCGCGGGCAGCGCGTAATAACCACTGAGCAAATGGCGGCTGGATACGGTGCTACCGAGAAGATGATAAATAACAATTTTTCTCGCAATGAATCACGTTTCGTAGAGGGTAAGCACTTCTTCAAAGTTGATGGGCCGGACCTGCAGGAGCTAAAAAGCCTCCCCTCTTTAAGAGGGTTGGTTAGTAAATATGCAAGCCAGCTCATCCTATGGACTGAACGCGGCGCAGCCAATCACGCCAAGATGCTGGAGACCGATCAGGCATGGGGCCATCACGAATACCTGGTTGAGTTTTATTTCACTAAGCGAGCAGCCATCGCCGCCCCGGTTAGCCGCAAAGAACTGGCCATGATGGTAATCGATGCAGAGGACCGGGCCGAAGCTGCAGAGCTTGCAAACAAAACCCTCAACGCAACGGTTGAGAGCCTTGAAAAGCATTTCACCAAAGGCATGACTATCCCGGCCTTCTGCAAAGGGCTGAACGGCGTCAACGTCAGTAAAATGATGTGGTGGGCTTTCGAACGTGATTGGGTTTTCAATGAGCAGCGCGATCCGGAGAAAGACCCGCGCTGGCGTGTCGCTAGTTATGCGCGCGATAAGTATCTGACGGAAGACCAGACACAGGTCACGCCGCATGGCATGGAAACCTTTACTCGCTACTCCCCTGTCCTGCTGGAAAAAGGTTGTCACCGGCTTTATCAGCTTTACATGAAAGGCGAGCTGCCAATGAAAAAGTCATGGAATGGCGAGTACAGCCACGATAAAGCCACTTACACGCCGGAGGCTGCTAAATGAAAATGATGACTAAAAACTTCCCCCTCAACGCCCTGGCTAACAGCTATGCCGCTGCACTATATCATCACGTTAAAGCGGAGAACGGCGGAGATTATTTCTATACCGCTGTTCACGGCAAGCCTTTGAAGGTGAACATCGTCGGCGGAATTGCAGGTATGCGACAGCTTATTGATGGCTATTTTCTTAAGGCGCTAAAAGATAATTATCAGGGTTGGGAAGCTTTCGGTCTGGCAACGCTTAGTAAGCTTTTGGATGGCGGGGGATCATTAACTCCGAAAGGGATTTCATTTTGGCAAAGCATGGTTTCGGATATGGGCGCAACGATGGAGGGTAACTGGAGTGCTTGATCTCGATAAGGCAGAAATTCAGGAGGCGCTGACTAACACCGACGTGAAAGTGGATGATGGCCGTGACTACTCAAAGCGCATTGTGTGGCAGATGAACCAGAAGCGTTACATGCGAAATGGTGTGGTGGCTCCAAAACCGGAGGCTCCACAAGTTGCGCCGGCCAGCATCCAGAAGAAAAGAAAGCCGCGTAAGCTTAGTTACAAAGTCGTGCAGAAAGCGATAGGAGCGGTGTAAAATCACGGGCCAAAAGATCGTTTTTTTGGCCCTTATAAAATTTATCACTGCATTAAGTTATATCGTCATCTTTGATATTAAGCCAATGGTTAGCTTCTTTAAGTAATTTTAAACTATCTATTCTAGACAGATATTGACTGTCATTAGCTACTGAGTTTGCAAGATACTCTTCTAAGTAGCTAAAAAAGCCAACCACTTGCCCCTTTAAAGCATTTTTATCTTTATTGTCTTCGCTTATGACCGAGTTGAATTCGAACATATCAAAAACAATAGCCTGCAAATTCCCGCCAAGTCCAAGGCCGTGGTCTTGTAAATATTTAAGGTAAATAGCCCCAAAAGCCCTTCCGGCATTGCATCCACCAAAGTATCCACCTTTTTTAGGAACAGCCCAGAAAGAATAACGGCCCTTACTGGTATTATTGTTTACGAATGGAAGTCTCGTCCAAACAACTTTCCTGTGATTATGGAATGTTAAATTCACAGAGTTAGACATTAGATACTCCTCTATTTTTATCGGCTAGGATCAGATCCAATTTCAACTGGCTTAAGCTCTTAACTACTGATTCAGCCTTTTCAAGAGTCATTAAATCATCCTGCCGTTTGCGTAATCGACGCCCAGCATCGCTTGAATCCTCATCAGAAACTTCACGGGCTCGTGAGACGATATCCTGTAGTTCACTGACCGAGTAGTTAAGATAGCCATTAGACTTACGATCCAGTTCTTCCATGTAGTCATAAATTTTGGCCTGTAGCTCATAGCTATAACTCATTGCCATCAAGCAAGCTTCACGTCTAGGGAACTTATATCCTGGGTATTTTTCTCGATTCTGCTCACTGATGAAGGGGTATTCGAAATTTTTCGCATACTCCACACCAAGTACTTTCGGAACCTTTTTGGTGAAGTCTGCATGGCGAAGCTTGCGATACTTTTTGCATGGAAATGCCATACCTTCAGCTTCAGCCTTCCCCTGGCGTTCGATATTGATGTAATCAACCATCTCAATACTGGATAAAGTAGGTTCAGCGATCGGTGAAATAAAGTTGCAACCAAATTCAGGGTGAGTCTGGACCTTCCCAGGGAGGGATATATTTTCGTGTTTCATGGGTACTCTCCGTTTAAGCTGGTTTAAGCTATCGCGACGGCGTCTAAATGATGGATGAAATGAATCGCAAGTTCTCGCAAGTAATGCAAGCTAAGTCTTTATGCGTTTTCCTTGCGAGATTCGGCAATGCGCTGATCGATCCATTCATCAATTTCACTTTCAACAAAAGCGATAGCGCGGGAACCAATTTTTACTGATTGAGGAAAGCGGCTTTCTTTAAGCAGGCGATAAATCCACGCCTTGCTATAGCCAGTCCGGCGCTGAACTTCTGATAAGCGAATTAGTGATTGAGACATATTTACCTCGTAACGTCTATTGCGGTTTACGAGATTCATTTCATCAAAGTCGGGCTGCTTATTGTGGAAATTACCAAAAGAAAAATGGAAGTGTTCTTTTGAAATTCCAAGCTACTAATGAGGGTTTTATTGAGTATTTTAGAAATGAGAAGTCTGCAAATGCGGGACTTTAGAAATCGTTCCCGCATCGAGTGTTTGGTTGGAAATGGACACTACTCGCTTTCAGGGAGGATGACTTCCAAAGCCTCTTTGATAAGATTTGTCATTTGCTTATCGGTCACTACTATTCCTTGATAATTCTGGCTTGCAAGGTTTTGAGCCACAGAACGAGCTATTGCCAGCTTGTTCAACTTGTCACCATTCTTAAAGGACTTACTCGATTTCTCAAGTGCTAAAGCCATGCCAGCAATCATCATGAGAGCCGTGTTCTTTCCAGGAAACTCCCCCCACTGATCAAGGTATTTGGTCTCTAATGTCTGTGTTATTTCTGTTTTTTTATGTGCCAGAGGCAGAGGCCAATGAAAATTATGCTTTGTTACCCAAGACTCAACTTCAGTTCGAATTAATACACAATCTCTGCGATCGTGATCATAATTGTCATAATGTGTTATATCTTTCGCAGTTAGCTCACCGCTATCCACGGCATCCCATAGCGAGTCTTTGTATGAATTAACTATTGTCTGCGCTTCACTTTTCAAGCCTAAATTTGGATTTTCATCTGCTAGAAAGTAAGCCGCATGTTCCAATGAGATATTAACCCTAGATAAATAGGGGACCATCCACTTAGGAAGCGTGTTCTTTAGAGCCCACGAATATTCATCTAAATTATCGTGCAAGTTAATACCCAAAAGCTTCTCAATTTCAGAGCGATCGAAGCCCACAAAGTCGAAAGAATTCATTCTTCACCTTCAAAATGGGACGTTGTCATCAAAAATAGATTCGCTACTATTTAGCAAATCCAGTTCGCTAGTTCTTGATGGGGACCAACCTTCGTAAGGAGCTTCATCCATATCAGGATTAACCATTACCTGATTAAGAAGCTCATAAGAGTTGAAACTTGGATCGCTAAGGCTCGGCCTTCTCGTTAAACCCCGGGAGTCCTGTATGAGTAGCTGAGGAGCATATTGCTCAGCTTCATCCAATTTAATAACTATCCAATTTGCAATTTGATCTCGAGTCATATCAGGAAATTTACTTTCGATTCTAATAATTAACTCTCGGATGCTAATGAACTGCTGCTTTTTGGCCTTTAACTCAATGATTGGATTTGTCATACGCCACCTCGCGTGCCTCTTTTTTTGGCGACTATGCCAGCCCATAGAGGTGTACGGGTTTTCGGGGATCAGCCTAGACATAGCCTATTCTTTGTTCGTCTACTGAAGTCTACTATCTTCGCCTAATACTGTCTATTCATCCAGTTATGCTCTTCTGCCAAATGAGCCGTGAAGCACGTTTTAGCCCTTCTCTAACGCACCCATATAGTCGGCATACCACTGAAGCATTTCACGGCGTCCATCCAGATACTGGGCGTGGTTGTAGGTGCCACGAATACTGTTCTTATCTGCGTGAGCCAGCTGCGTTTCAATCCAGGCCGTGTTAAAACCCTGCTCATGAAGAATGGTGCTCATGGTGTGGCGGAAACCGTGCCCCGTCGCTTTGCCATCGTAACCAATCCGTTTTATGACCTGATTGATACTGGCCTCACTCATTGTCTTACCAGTATCATTTCTACCCGGAAAAACAAAGCGACCGCGGCCTGTGATTTGGTGGATTTCTTCAAACAGGGCTTTAGCCTGAGTTGAAAGAGGAACAACGTGTGGGCGGCGCATCTTCATTCTTATCGAGGGGATCTGCCAGATACCTTTCTCTAAATCAATCTCAGTCCATTCAGCAGCACGAAGCTCAATAGTGCGCGTTCCAGTGAGCATCAGCAACCTGGTGGCATTTCTGGTGACAACACTGCCAGGATAATCGTTTAGAGCACGGAGAAAACCGCCAAGCTGATCTGCGAGAAGGTGGGGGAAATGTTTTTGTTTGGGTGATTTGAGTGCACCAGCCAGGTCTACAACTGGATTATGCTCTGCCCTGCCCGTTATGACCGCGTAGGTAAATAT